CCCATAAGTTTGTATTATAATTTATTCTTCCTGCATTTTTTCCAGCTTGACTAACAGAACTTACAACACCAGAACTAGGTATCTTTGTTTTTATACCCCTAAGAAAAAATGTACGTTTAGGTATGCTACTAAAACTATCGGCATTTGCTGAAAGACCCAACAAAGCTGTGTTGTCATAAGTATTGTTATCCCAAATTATTTCTGTAAAAGAAAACCATACAAAAGTATTTATAACCTTCGTTTCTGCTGTATCTGTAAGTCTTTTTATTTTTATACTAAAACTACTGCTGTAGTTAATATGGTTGATATTAATTAAAAAATCTTTTTGATATAAGTCGCCTGTTCTACCTGTAATCGTTATGTTTAAAGTTGCATTTGCTTCTGTTTCTGCTGGAAAAGACGCACCATCGAAGGCAACAAAGACTAAAAATTTAACTTCCGAACCTACAATATCACCATCATCTTCAAATTCCTGTAATTGAGGAATATTAATTGTAATTCTTAATTGGTCAACATTTTGACTATTAGAAGTTCTAGTCGCAACCTCATCTTTAAGATTAAAAACATGACCTACTGCTGTTTCAGTCTGAGTTGAATTAAATCCTGGTATTACAGTCTGACTTGCTGTACCTCTTCTTTCTGCTAGTGATATTCCTTGAAAATTAAAATCTGTTGTTGTTGGTGAAATGCTATTTGCTTGTTTTCTTAATATTGGTGTGTCATCTAAAAATATATCTTTTTGCATAGCATTAAGATAAAAAGAATTACCTTGTGCATGACCTTCTTCTCTAGCAGTATCAAAGCCTTCTATCTCGCCTTCTGAAATTGCATCTAATATATTTACTTTGGCTGTACTATTTAGAGAATCTTCTGCTGTTGTAGGGCTAGTATTACCACCACCTTTACCTTTTTCTCCAATAATAATTACTTGCTTATTACTCATGTTACCTCGACTATATCTATACCTGCTGAGATTACCGCAGATCCAACCACCCTACGACCATATATTAAAGGGATCGGAATACCTGCCCTCGAAACATTGACAGGCGAACTAAAAGCAAAACTATTTTCTGGATCGGCTTCAGAATCATTTACACCCATGACGGGAGTTAACATAGTTGCAATTCCATTTAAAACTAAGCTCGCTCCAATATATAAAGCAGCTTTTTGAAAAAATCCCATTGCAGCAAAAGTTTCTGCACCTGTTAATACCTGTGCAAGTCCAATACTACTACCAAAACTAAAGAAAGATAATCCAATTAATGCAGCACCTAATAATATTTGTCCTAAACCTCTTTTCTGTCCACTTACAACAGGTATAATTTTTATCGGAGCTGTACCTGCAGGATAATGTATTTCTTCTAATGTTATAGGATTATCTTCAACAATAATTTTGTAATATCTTGAAGACATATATGGATCTAACTCTGGCTTGTTACCTATTAAGAATTTAATTGCATCAGCAGCAGTTTTTATATCTGCTTTAAAAGATTTAAACCCACAAGCATCTGCAAGATCACCATATACTTTTATTTCACGAATACAGGTTTGCATATCTAACTATCCTCCCTGTGCATTTGCGAAACCAGCCTGTGTAGTCTTGTTTACATGATAGCCTTCCTTGCATATGATGTAAAATTTGATTATCACCAACATACACTCCGACATGATTTAACCCTTCACCGCAAATGTTCATTAATATAGCATCATGTTTTTTCATATCCAATATATTTTTAACTTCAACAAATCCACAATCTTCAAAATACTTTTCAAATAAAGGATTATAAATAAAATCATCAACATCTTTTGGTCTTACATAATCTTTTAACACTATATCTAGTTCAGCTTGATAATATTCTCTTACGAGAGACCAACAATCTGTTAAATTCCAAATCCATTGCCTACCAATTAGGCTTTCTTTATAGTCTTTTGGCATAAAATCATACCAAACTTCTGTCTGTGGGTTAACGATCCACCATCGTATGTTTGTTCTTGCTGCTGCTAGATTGTCTGCTGCACTTGGTATTGGGTCAGTATCAGGGTGCGAATGTACTATACCTATAATATTTTCTTTACCGTATTCATCTTCTATTTCTGCCCAATCAACCGGATCTAAAATAAATTGTTCAGTTGCAGTTAATGATAGATTTTTGCACTTTTTATATATTTGTTTACCGTTGTAATTTACTAAAAGACCACAAGATTCTTTAGGAAACTGATCTTTAGCGTGTTGTAATGCTTTATCCTGCCAAAACATTATCCAAAAAAATCTCCAATTCCAGGAAACTCGTCAGGTAGAAATCTTCTTTTTGGTAATTTTACTCCTTGTTGATCAACTGTATTTGCTAATTCAAATTGACATACATTTTTAGTTTCAAGAGATTTTCTAGCAACTGTAAAAATTTCTCTTGGAAATTCTTGTGTATTATCAGGTGTACCGTATGGATTATTACCAGTAAAATTATCATTTGGTAAATATCTCAGCATTGTTCTTATTCTTACTAAAGTAGCACCTGTTAAATCATTACCAGGTGTTGTTGTATTAACACTCGCTAATATTGTTGATATAGTTGAAAATAAGTTACTAACTGTAAGTGTTGGTCTTGGATTTTGTTTAGAGGTATATTCAAAGCCTGTAGCTTCTATTGGAAGTCTTTGATATGTATTATTATTCCAATGTATTTCGTTGTAAGCATTTAAACCAGTAGTTACACCATCTGTACCAGCATGAAATCTATATGTTGTGGCAGATCCATGTAAAGCAGCTACCGTTGTTAGTTCAAATAGTTCAATTATTGAACTAGGATTTATTTTTTGTAATTCAGAAACAGGTATTGGCATTATGGTTCAAATACTTGTCTAAAAGTTGCAGTTATAGTAGATCTATTTACATAAGGTATTTGTTTTCTCCATTCAAGACAAACAAAAGACATAGAAGATTCACCAGGAACAGTATAAGTAAAACTTGCTCCGTCTACTCCTCTAGCATCTAAAAATGATTCTATAGTATTTGAATCTGTTTCAGTTACGTCAAAAGTTAAATTAAAAGTTTTTGGATTTTGATTTATACCAAAAGTTATACGCTGTTCAAACCCATCTCCAAAAGATACAACACGAGTAGCTGGTGCGTTTGTTTTAGTAAAAGAATATCTTGGCAAAAACTGATTGCCTTGTGAATCTGTAGGAAAAGATTGACTCATTATCTATATAGTAAACCTCCAGGTCTTTGTTGTTTAACTAATTCTAATTGTATAGCATCTGAAATTGCACGACCAAGTTGTTCTGACCCTGCTTCATCTCCTTCGACAGAAGAACCAGAAGCATCTACATTTACGACCACGTTTGTAGAACCGCCAAGAGCATGATTTGGTGTGATCATTCCAGATGTACTTGGGCTGAACATTTCAGGCCCACGTTCTCCTACTAAATAGCTTCCTCCCTTTTTAACTGGTCCACCATTTGCTCTTACCCCTACAGTCATATCAGTATGCTGACTTAACGGATTTCCTAATGGCCCTAAAGGTGCACCGCCAAACGGTGCAGGGGTAAATATATTTGATAATAAGCCTAATAAACCTTTCCCAAATTGATTTGCCAACATTCTTGCTGCTGTATCAAGAAAATGATCTGCAATACGATTTAACATATTTCTAAACGCATCTGCAACTGTCATTGTTCCTTTAATAATTCCTTTAAATGATTCTTCAAATGAATTTTGCATAATATCTGTTAATGACATAACCATATAAATTGGATTTTCTAATTTCTTTATCTCATTATTCAGATCTTTTACTTTATCGTTAATAGCAGAAAAAGCTAAAACTCCTGATTGTCCAAATTGACCTTGAGCTTCATTAACTAAATCAAGTTGTTCTCGAAGAATTTTTAGACCTTCAATCGTATCTTTAATGGTTTGATCTTCTGTTTCAGCAAATTTCTTTTCTAACTTTTTAATGCGATTTTCAATTACTTCATCAGCAGTTTTTAATCTAAAACCAGCACCAATTCTACCAAAAAGACTAATTTGTTTTGCCTGTTCTATTTGATCTCGTTGTCTTGCTTTAATTTTTGCTCTTATCAGTGCTAACTCTATAGTTTCAGAACCATTGATAAGGTTTTGTTGTAACAACTGTGTTGCTTGCTGATCTCCAATTTGTTTTCTTGCTTCAAATATTTGTTGTGCCAGTTTTGCCTGCCTATTAGAACCTCCAAGCCCTTGGAACGCCCCACTGTCGCCTCCAAATACTTCTACTAATGATTTTCTTAGTCTAGGATTATCAAATTCTTTAAAACCTTCTAAAAGCCCAAATGCTTCTTCTTTTGTTACTCTAAATCTTCTTGCTAAATCATCAATATCTTTAGCAACAAGTCTACTTCCATCTCCTACTGTAGATAATCTTACATTTAAAACAGCTAATGATTCATTGAATTTTTGATTTTTTTCAACGGCAGCACCTAAAGCTGTACCTACAATAGATAAAGCAAAACCAAATTGACCTCCGATAGCACCACCGACAAGTCCACCAGCTCCACCACCAATCGCTGCTGCTCCTGACTGTCCAAACAATAAAGGAAAAGCTCCACCAATAGCTGCACTAGATATGGTCTGACCAAATCTTTTCCCTCGTTCTTTTTTAGCTGTTGCTTCTTTTGCTTTCGCTAATTGTCTTTCTAACTCTATTTCTGCTTTTGCAAGTGAGATGCCTTTTTGTTGTGCAATTCTTTGTATCCTTAATGCACGATCTCTTTTCTTTAATTCATCATTATATGTTTCTTCAACTTTAACTACGTTTTCTACTGCTTCGTTAAACTTGGCTGTACCAATCGCAGCTTTGTTTAACGCTGCTCTAGCACTGTTAACTTCTTTTGATAAATTATTAAAACTATAAACAAAACTTCCTTCTCCTTTCTTCTTCCCCATTCTCTTATCAACTGCTCTATTAAATTTATTTATATCTTTACTTAATTGATTTGTATTATTTCTAAGGTTTTTTATTTTTTGTGCTGCTTTTTCTGCACCATCAAGAGCTAATTTTAAATTAACTTCGTAATTAGCCACTGCTAAATCAAAACATTTATCTCATTCTACCTCTTTTCCCTTTCAAAGCACTACTTCTTTGTGCTTGTTCTTGTTGTTTCTCAAAATCTTCGTGTTCAAGTTCTGCATAAGCAGCCCAACCTATCATTTCTTCTACAGTTAAGGTTTGTGATAACTCAGCAACAGTTTTACCTAATTCTTTTGCTAATGAAAAAATAAACTTCCAATCATTATTCGCTTTTCAATTCGGCTTTAGCCTCTTCAACCCCCTTAGTCTGACCAGCTTCTATCATTGCTAATTGTATTTCCTGTAAAATATTTGCTTCAACTTCTCTTCTAAGAGATGCTTTATCACCATCTTGAAAAA